GCAGTGCGCGAAGATCGCTGATGAACTGCTTGAGGCGTACGCCACCGATATTGAGTCGCGTGCTGAGTGGGAAGAGACATACCACGACGGCCTTGAGCTGCTGGGTCTAAAGATTGAGGACCGCTCAGAGCCTTGGGAGGGCGCGTTTGGCGTCTACCACCCCCTGTTGGCTGAGGCAGTAGTTAAGTTCCAGTCCGAGAGTATTGTTGAGACATTCCCAGCGCAGGGTCCGGTTAAGACAAAAATTCTTGGCAGCCGTAACAAAGACAAAGACGAAGCAGCAGCGCGTGTCCGTGAGGACATGAACTACATGCTGACAGACAAGATGGCAGATTATCGCTCAGAGCACGAGCGCCTGCTGTGGAACTTGCCCATCGCAGGTTCGGCGTTTAAGAAGATTTTCTACGACCCCTCGCTAGAGCGCCCCGTCTCGCAGTTTATCCCTGCTGAGGACTTTGTGGTCAGCTACGGAGCCTCAAGCCTTGAGAGCGCACAGCGCTACACCCACCGCATGAAGCGAACGAAAAATGAAATTCGCAAAATGCAGGTCAACGGGTTCTACAAAGAATGCGAGATTGGCGATCCGGTTGCTGATGAAGACGATATATCCAAGCGCAAAGATGAGATCGGCGGCTTTGATGCGGCACGAGATGATCGCTACACACTGTTAGAGATTCACTGCGAGCTTGATATTGAGGGCTTTGAAGACCTTGATAAGTACGGCGAAGAGACTGGGATTGAGCTTCCTTACGTTGTGACGATTCTTAAAGACAGCGGCAAAGTTCTCTCCGTCTACCGAAACTGGGCTGAGACCGATGACAAGAAACAAAAGCAGATTCACTTCTCGCACTACAACTACATCCCCGGCTTTGGTTTCTATGGTTTCGGCCTTATCCACCTCATTGGTGGTTTTGCCAAGGGCGCTACGTCGATCATGCGCCAGCTCGTCGATGCGGGCACGTTGTCTAACTTGCCGGGCGGCTTCCGTACGCGGGGGCTTCGTATACGTGGCGGTGATACGCCTGTTGCACCGGGTGAGTTCCGCGATGTGGATGTGCCGACTGGCACGATCAAAGACAACATTATGCCGCTGCCCTATAAGGAGCCCTCAACGGTTCTGTCAGGGCTCTTAGATAAGATTGTCGAGGAGGCGCGTCGCTTTGCTGCGATGTCTGATCTTAGCGTTGGTGATATGCAGCCAAACGCGCCGGTTGGGTCTACACTGGCTATTCTGGAGCGTCAGCTCAAAACACTGACAGCGGTGCAGGCACGCATGCACGCGGCGATGAAGTCTGAGTTTAAGATTCTCAAGAGCATTGTTGCTGAGATGTCCCCGGAGAGCTACGAGTACGACGCCGTGGGCGATGAAGGGTTTATGGCCCGTCAGCGTGACTACAGCACGGTTGATTTGATTCCGGTGGCTGACCCTAACGCCTCAACGATGTCTCAGCGCATCGTTCAGTATCAGGCGGTCATGCAGCTCTCGCAGCAGGCTCCGCAGCTCTATGATTTACCTCTCATGAAACTAGCTGCTGGCATGGCGCACATCAACGAGCACGTCGCTGAGCAGTACCGCCGCCGGGTTGAGGAACAGCTGGGTGTACCTCTGCCAGCCTACGATGAAGATCGTGGTCTGGATCAAGAGCAGGAGCTGGCTATCTCACGTCTTGTTGCCGAGGCCGCTCCGCGTGTTACGGGTAAAGCCCAGCAGATGGCGAAAGCAGAGGAAGCCGCCAAGCAGGCTCAAGACCCTGTTGTGCAGATGCAGCAGCGTGAGCTGGAGCTTGAGCGAGCTGAGCTTGAGCGCAAGATTCAGAAAGACAAGATGGACTACGAGATTAAACTGCGCGGTATGGAGATCGACGCAGCTCGCATCAGTTCTCAGGAGAAGCAACAGGGTGCCGCGATTGGTTCTAAACTTCGCCAACAGGTAGCAGAAGCCGAAGCTGATCTTGAGCAAACGGGCGTTAAGGTCGGTGGCGACCTCGCTGCTGAGCAGATTAAAGCTCAGCAAAATCTGGCAGCTCAGATGATGAGCCGTCAGCAAAATGGGAACGAAGGTTCACAGCAGGAGTAAACGATGATTCGCACGTTCGGAGAACATCTCCGCCAAGAGATTCGTAAAGATATGGACAGCATTACTGATGCAATCGCGACAGGTGCAGCCACGTCTTACGATGAGTACACCCACTACACGGGTGTTGTTAAAGGGCTGGCACAGGCTGAACGGCTGGTGCTGGATTTGATGGAAGCCGCAGAAAGAACTTCTGACGAGAACTAGGAGGCAACATGACTACAGCCGAAACGGCTGCACCACAGCTCACTGAGCAGCAAATACCGAAGCCTACGGGCTACCGCATTTTGGTCGCGATACCTGAAATCAAAGAGACTTACGAAAGTGGTCTTGTAAAAGCGGACACAACACTCAAGCACGAGGAAGTGTCCACGATGGTTGTTCAGGTAGTTGATATGGGACCAGACGCTTATAAAGACGAACAGCGTTTTCCAAATGGCCCCTATTGTAAGATTGGCGATCATATTCTTATTCGTGCTTATTCTGGCACGCGTTTCCGCATTCACGGCAAAGAACTTTTTCGAGTTATCAACGATGATTCGGTAGAGGCTGTGATTGAGGACCCAACGGGATATTCCCGCATTTAAGGAGTAAATCATGGAACCGGAAAACAAGAACGAGGAAGTCGATTTCGACGACACCGAGTTTGTTGTCGGATCGGATAAAAGTGGAGTCCCCCCTGCTTTAAAAAACCAATTTGAGCAGGAAGAAGAGACTAACGTAGAAGTTGATGTTGCTGAAGACAAAGAGCAGCCCAAGCAAAAAGATGAGTCACAGGATGATTTAGAGCTTGAGATTGTTGACGATACCCCACCCGAGGATCGTAATCGCAAGCCACTTCCTGATGAAGTTGTTGAAGAGCTTGAGCAGGATGCTGCTGAGGATTATTCAGCCAAAGTTAAGCAGCGCATCGACCAGATGAAAAAAGCGTGGCACGACGAACGTCGGGCTAAAGAAGCAGCTGCGCGAGAGCGTCAAGCGGCGGTTGATTATGCTCAGCGTCTTCAGGCCGAGCGTGATAGGTTGCGGAATGACATCTCCAGCGGTGAGACGTGGGCGCTTGATCAGGCCAAGCAGAGAGCGACTTTGCAGCTTGATGCAGCTAAGCGTAAATACCGCGATGCGTACGAGCAGGGCGACTCAGAAGCCTTGGCTGACGCACAGCAAGAGTTGGCACAGGCAACGTATCAGGCAGAGCAGGCAAACTTGCTTGCACCGCGCTACGCCAACCAAAACGTATCTGCCCAACAAAACAATGCTTTACAGCAGAGTAGTCAACAGGTATATAATAACCAACAGCAGCCACCTGTGCGTGCGCCTGAACCTGATTCAAAGGCTTTGGATTGGGGACAACGTAACAAGTGGTTTGGTGAAGACGATGAGATGACTAGTTTCGCACTGGGAGTCCATCAGAAGTTGGTAAAGGACGGTGTTCCGCCCTCTACTGACGAGTACTACGAGCGACTTGATGCTCGCATCCGTGAGGTTTTTCCGAGTCGGTTTGAGGACGCACAACCCCAAGCAGAACCGGAACCTCCGAAAAGGAAAAAGCGGCAACCCTCTACCGTTGTCGCCCCGGCTGGACGAACTCCAAAAGGGAAAAAGGTAGTGCTGACACAGTCGCAAGTTGCGATGGCAAAGAAACTGGGAATTAGCCCAGAAGCGTATGCACGCGAAGTACAGAAACTGGAGGCGAACAATGGCTAATACAACTCGTACCCGTGAAGCGCGTCCCGTTTCTCGCGAGCATGAAAATCGTGAAGTGACTGCGCGTAAAAAGCAGTGGGCACCTGCAAGTCTGTTGCCCGAGCCTGACCCCCAAGACGGGGTGTCGTTTCGTTGGGTTCGCAAGTCGATGCTCGGCACAAACGACCCGACTAATTTTTCTCGCAAAGTGCGTGAAGGCTGGGAAACCTGCCGTATTGAAGACCATCCTGAAATGAAACTTCATGTTGATCAGGAAGCTCAGAACTCTGGGTTGGTTGAGATCGGTGGTCTTATTCTCTGCAAAATGCCATCTGAAATGGTGGACCAGCGCAATGATTATTATCGCAACCGTAGCGAGGCTCAGGTCGAGTCCGTAGATAATAACTTTATGCGAGAAAATGACCCGAGAATGCCTCTGTTTAAAGACAAGCAGTCGAAGGTCCGTTTTGGACAGGGTTCTTAGAACCGTAAAAATTTTCCTTTAGGAGACGAATCTCATGGCATATCCAACCGTTTCTGGCCCTTTTGGGCTTGTCCCGGTGAAAATGGTCGATGGGGCTACGTACACGGGCGCTCAGCGTTCGTATAAGATCGAATCCGGCAATGCGACGGCGATCTTTAACGGAGACCTTGTGGCTATTGGCACCGATGGTTTCATTGATCGAGTGGCCGCAGGCGATGACATTGACTATGTTGGTGTTTTTGTCGGCGTTTCATACACCGATCCTACTTTTGGCTTGACCTTCCGCAACAGCTATCCGGGTAATATCACGGCTGACGACATTACGGCTTTTGTCGTTGATGGCGACAACGTGCTTTACAAGGTAGCCGTCGTGGACTCCAACGGCGATGTTTCTGGCATTGCTCAGTCGGAGATTGGTAACAACGTGGGTCTCGATGATCAGAGTCCTGTTGGTAACACCACTACTGGTCGGTCGAACATGGCCGTTGACGATGCCTCGCACGCCAACACTGCCACGTTGCCGCTTCGTGTGGTTCAGGGCGTTGAAGAGACTAAAGATTCTTCGGGTAATTTCACCGAGATTCTTGTCAAGTTCAACGCTGGTCATCAGCTTAGCACCGCCACTGGTGCGGGCGACGCGTAAAGGAGTTTAGGTCATGCCTATTTCTAGATCACAAATGGTAAAAGAGCTGCTGCCGGGACTGAACGCCCTGTTCGGCATGGAGTACGCTCGATATAGCGATGAGCACAAGGAAATCTTTGAAGAAGAGACTTCCGAGCGTTCATTTGAAGAAGAAGTTAAGCTGTCAGGTTTTTCTGCGGCTCCGGTTAAGTCTGAAGGCGACGCCATTCAGTTTGATTCGGCGCAGGAAGCTTACACGGCTCGTTACAACCACGAAACGATTGCTCTTGGTTTCTCGATTACTGAGGAAGCTGTTGAGGATAACCTCTACGACTCTCTGTCTTCGCGTTACACCAAGGCGCTTGCTCGTGCGATGTCGTACACCAAGCAGGTTAAAGGCGCTTCAATTCTGAACAACGCTTTTGATAGCGACTTCGCCTTTGGCGATGGTAAGGCTTTGTGCTCGACGGACCACCCGCTTGTTTCTGGTGGTACTAACTCGAATACGCCTGAAACGGCTGCTGATCTCAACGAAACTTCGCTTGAGGCTGCTGTCATTCAGATTTCGGGTTGGACAGACGAGCGTGGCCTGTTAATCGCAGCCAAGCCTCGTAAGCTCATTGTTCCGCCGTCGTTGATGTTTGTTGCTACTCGTCTCCTTGAGACCGAGCAGCGTGTTGGCACTGCCGATAACGACCTCAACGCGATCATGAACAACGGGTCAGTCCCCGGTGGATACGGAGTTAACCACTATCTGACTGATGACGACGCATGGTTCCTGACCACCGACATCCCGAACGGCCTGAAGCACTTCGTTCGTACTCCGCTTACGACGAAGATGGAAGGCGACTTCGACACGGGTAATGTCCGGTACAAGGCGCGTGAGCGTTATAGCTTCGGTGCCAGCGACCCGCTGGGTATCTTTGGTAGCCCCGGCGCTGCCTAAAAACTGAGCTTGTCTCAGTAACTCAAGACCCTGCTTCGGCGGGGTCTTTTTTTGGTTGCGTTATTTAACTGGTTTGCGTATAAAGATTTTAAGTCTGGGACATTTCCAGCTATACCGACCGACCCAGCGGACTTTGCAGATGACGGTATAGCAAGTGCTGCAACACGAGGTAAAACTCATGGCCCGTACAAGCTTCTCCGGCCCAGTCCGTTCTGACAACGGTTTCGAGGGCGACGTTACTGGTAGCGTAACTGCTACTGATCTCACCACGACTGGCACCGTCACGATTGATGGCACCACCATTATCATTTCTGGTCTCCCAACGACTGATCCGGGCGTTGCGGGACAGTTGTACAGTGACGCTGGCGTGCTTACGGTCTCCGCTGGTTAATAGGAGGCCATCATGGCAGGCATGCACTCAGATGGTAAGGCGACAACGCTAACGGCATCAGGCGATGTCTTTGGCGGTCCGGCTCGTATTGCCACAATGTATTTCGTTGCAGGTTCTAGTGCAGGCAGCATTGTAATTAGGGATGGCGGGGCTTCTGGCCCAGTTCTTTTAGAAATTGCGACTCCGGCGGACCAGTCCGCCAATGGTGTGGAGTTTTACTACACGCCGATCCGTTGCGAGTCCAACCCCTATGCAGCGCTGACCAATGTTACGTCCGCGACGTTTTTCTACTACTAGAGGGAGCTATCAATGCCGATAGGTAAATCTAGTAAAAGCCGCAGCCGCCCTGATGCGGCGGAGCAGCAAGAAATTGAAAGTTTGCAGAAGCAGATGAAGCGTCAGCGAGAGGCTGGCAACGATAGGCGTGCAAACGAACTTATGGACCGCATTCAAAATTTAGCCGCAGAAGCTTATGAAAAGCGTAAATCGGCGGGTTACAAACGAGGTGTCAAAGTGAATCGCTCAAACATGAACAAACAGATGACTCGTGGTGACAAAATGGACGACGAAAACAAAAACGCTAGCAAGAAAAAGATGGCGCGTGGCGGCATGGCTGGCGATGATGACAAAAAGAAGATGGCGCGTGGCGGTATGACCAAAAAGAAAATGGCTCGTGGCGGCATGGCTGGTGACGACGACAAGAAAAAGATGATGCGCGGTGGCAAAGTAGACAAGAAGTCTTCAGGCAACGGTAAAGCTAAAGGCGTGGGC